GCACTGCGAAAGTGCAGCCCTCAATAGCGTAAACGCTATCAGAGCAACACATTCATGCTCCTCTCGGGTTTAGTATAACCCAGGCCGACCTCAAAACGGGGTCGACCAGCCGCGTTTTAGTGCTACGGTGCGGTACCGTGCGGATTTCTCAAGATGATCCTTCCTCACCTCTGACGGAGAGTTTCCCCTTCGTTCGAGGCTTAGAAGACATTTGAGAAGCGCGGGATATCCTTCTATAGGATCTCTCCTATAGACAGGACGTACGCTCCACGACCATACTTCTGGCCGATGGAGAGTTTTGTTCCATCGATGAGATGAGAACACGTTCTGAAAGGATACCCAGCCAATTGCAGGGCTTGTATCTTTAATAATCGGAAGTTTTCCGAATATTTTCTCAATAAATTTCTTTATTAGAGATGCAGACCGCCAAAAACCACGCTTATAAAGCAGGTTCGAGGTGGCCACATAAGACACAAATGCCCCTGCACACCGCTTATTGCCAGGAGGAAGCTCTCGAAGATACGTAGGTGTTACATCGTATCCATAGATAGCTTCAACGCCACAAGACTCTCGGAAATTTCCTTTCCAAAAGGACTTGGACGTGTTTACCTTGCAGTGGTATTCTTGCAGGTAAGAGGCAATAAAAGACGCGTCATCTACAGGAACAATAATGTCATCCCCATAGATGTACACCTTTCTTGCGGCCCAGCGGGCGTTAAGGAAGGTGACTGGGAGGCCATACTTTTCCAATAGAGCCCCTACACAAACAGTGTAGAAATACATGGACTCAACTGGAAAGCAAAGAGCGGACCCCATCGACGCGAATTTCAACAAGGGGGAAATTATCTCCCCTGTCGGTAATTCCGCCGAATTCGATCGACATGCTTCAATCGAACCCTGTAAATCAGGATTCGACTGAAACATCATGCGAGCAAGATAGAGTGGAACCCTATCACTCGCTGATGAGAGATCGAGTGTTGCAGATCTCCTATCGATAGAAGAACGCATTGCAATCCGTTGATTTACCGTTTGGTCATCAAAATTTATATGACCTCTCGTTAATTCAGACGTCTGCAAAGCTTTTACAAGCTGAGCAGAGATAGCCTGCTGTGCATATTGCATACAGACGGGCTCGATTGCAATTACTCGCGGGGTTTTAAGAGTTTTAGGGACAAGAACCACTCTGACGGGTTGTTCTTGTCCTGACTCAACGATCGTAACATTCTTGAAGTCCTCACTATCAATCGCATTCTCATTATGAAATGCAGTAGATAGAAGAGGGAAGTAACCTTCAAGACGATCGTGCCAGCGCTGAGGAATATACTTTCGATTAGATTGTATACCTTCAGCTGTGGACCCTGGACCATGCCTTGGGATAGCGTTAATAGGGTTGATACCCCATACAACACTAGGCCAAAGTACGTTACAGACAGAATTAAAGAATTTTTGTCTCTCATGGTTCACCTGGACTCTTAAATCAAGCTCGCTTTGTTTGTATTCAGCGACTGCTCTTGCGTTCCTTTCGGAAGTGCAAGGGACTCTGATTTTCTTGAAGACATAAGCCAATTGGCGAATGCACTCAATAGAACAGAGATCAATTCGCGGATACTCATAAACCCTCCCAGACCACATGTCGAAAATACGACCGAAGAAACCTTGCAAAAATGCAGGGATCTTCCCTCTTTTCCGAAAACTACGGAAGAGAGTAGGGTCAATATATCCTAATTCAAGACTTCTTTCGAGGTCTTGACCTAGGGTAGGAAGGGTAATCGTTAAAAACGACAATCCTTCCTTTTCGACACGAGATCTTAATGTTTCAAGGTCTCGTTCTTGCGGCTGAAGTGCGTCGCACCTATCACAGGAATCTATATAGATTTCCGTGAATAGTTCAAGAAGGAAAGCACTTTCGTGGCTTTTCAAATCTCTCTCCTACTGGTGAGTAGATTTCCAGCCACGACACCTTACCTCTCATCAATCCGCAAAGGATTGGTGAGCAAACACTCCAGTCGATTCGATTCTTTGGTATGACTACCAAAGCAAGAACAACTTCTTAGTGCTCAGCACCAAGGACCTTGTTCAGGAATGTCGAATCGGCCAGCGCTTTAAGCGCTGTCCAAACATATCCTATTTCAGTGTCACTGAACCCATATTCGGGTTCATCGACAACAAAATAGACGCCCAGTGACTTGTATTCATTTGTTGAATCCAAGGGATTCGCAGCGACCACACGTTGGTCGACGCGAACCATACGACGAGTCCTACCTTTGGACTCGGCGTGCGACACGATGAGTTGAAATACTTCATCGGCCGTTTTATAAACTGAGCGTGTCCCGGCGGTTTCCACTCTTGCGAGGGATTTCGCGACGGAGTTTACTGTGAGTGTTTGTGGATCGGCAAGAGCCATGGTTGTTATCCTCTTGAAATGCAAAAGTTTCGAGAGAGACACTATGTCTCATCTCAAGTTTCCTAAAAGTTTTAGACGAGATTCGCCTAAAGCTGCTAGGATTGAGGTCTGCCTTCCCGACAGAGTCGAGTAAGACAGGCCGAATCCGAAAGGTGATGCTGCCTGACGTAACTGATGTTTCGCAACATAAGTTACGGAATCGGAAATGGGGCTCGTCTCAATATCATGAAACGAGGTAACGTTGTAAGAATACTTCGTTTCCCCCATTACGTAGGCATATCGAGCGGTTAAGTTTTCAGCAAGACCGTTATCAGCGTTGGCAAAAACATCGCCAGCGTTTGAAAACCAGTCTATTAACCAGCTCCAAGGTGTTAACTCCCACAATAAACTTGGAGTAAATTCAAGACCGAACAGTCTGGCAACCGCCATCTTCGACCATTTTACACTCTCGATATCGGGAATGTAATAACGGAACGAAGCGCGGAACCAGACGTGCGTTTCCTTGATTCTCCAAATTTCATAGTGGCCAGTTTTTGTAGGATCCGCATAGAAGTAAGAACTTGGACAGAGAGAGTGAGCAGTATGCTCAGTATCTCCACCAACTTGATCTTCTTCACGAATCCGCAAAATGGTACCTCCTCTTCTTTGCCAATGACCGTTCTGTGAACGAATTTGTTGTAACATTCTTTCACAGTTCACGTAAGTTTTGTAAAACTTGCGAACGTCATTGACGAACGGAAGCCACCCAAATTGGGTGTTCAGCCAATGATCTGCGACATGTCTGGGGCCAAAAGCCCCTTTCGTACCGCCGATAGCTTTCCACGCAGTGGCAAAGCCCTTGGCTGTCCGTGCCAGTGTTTCTGGGACATCCCGGATTTCTCCGAGGAAAATTCCCAGATCTGCACCAGGCCGGCCCGGCTTGAAACGATGCCAAGCCGTGGTACCAAGCGCAGTATAATCGACTTCTCGATCTGAAAATGCTAGATCCCAATTAATTGGGGGTCGCATATCCAGTAAGAAGCCGCCTTCGTACTTGTAGTTCCGTGAGGAACTATAGTAAGTACCATTACTTACTAGTGATGGATACGGGTCCCTTCTAACAAAATGTTTGAATGGACCGCCGTCTTCCCATGGAGGACCTGCGTGGATTTCATCCTCGCAGAACTCCGAGATGGCGGCATTACCATGAGGTCGCGGATAAACATACCAATCAGCATGGTTGGCAAAACTTGGTGCAAACCAAGAATAAACGCCAGCTTTAATGCGAGATGGTATGCTATTAACGGTCTCACGAGTGCGAATTCGAAGGCCAAAACCAGACATAAAGGCGTTAAGCCCGTGAGTCTTGAGTCGAATTGCTTCAAGTGCCTTTACGCGTTTCGCCAAAATCTTAGATTTTCGACGGAGTCGCGACTGGATCTTGTTGTAATATCGACGGATGATAGATCGCCTAATACGGCGCAAGCGACGTTGTTCGGCAGCCTTTCGGCGCTGTTCACGTTGCTCACGTCGCCTAGCAACTCTCTCATCTCTAGAAGCCTTCGACATACTGCACAAACACCTTTCCTTCGAATTGCGACCAAATATAAACTTGGCGTCCTACCAAAATTTTGGTAGGATGCTATCACTGAAATCGCATAGCGACAGTGACAGCCGCGGTTAGCAGTCTAATGGAGCGTTCATCTAGTCACTCGAGAGTAATAGATCGAGGGTAGTTTCCTACCCTCGAAGACATTACTCAAGAGATCCGGCGACAAGTGCTACAGGAACTGCAGCACTGTTGGTCCAGAGAATAGAGAGGAATTGGGAAAGTAGACTAACGATCCCAGCCTCATCTAAGTCTCGACCAAGGCGAGCATTAACGTCTACAGAAATAGACATTTTGCCAACCTCGTCAGACCCTGACACAGCGTTAACAGCATTCCCGTCGAACTCTACATTCATTTTGAATGAGCGTTGGCGAGAAAGTGGATTCGCTGGTTTGAGAGTAATGGTAAACGGAAGCGTCTTACCACTGACAGCACCGACCATACTGGATTTGTAGACTCCGTCTCTCGCTTTCGCGGGAACCTGAATCACAGATCCAACGGTCAAAGCTGACATGGTAACCGTAGAACCGATCGCCATAACATACTCCAGGGGCAAATGATGAACGTTGTAGGGAAATAACCAAACTTAAAAGGAGAAGATACGCCATCCTAAACAAGGATGGAAATCTCGCAACCCTTCTCGTCGGTATTTCCGATTTGAAGAAAGAACCTGAATCAGATGTCGACGATATACATCGCTGACAACAAATACAGGGGCCTTTTCGTCCTTCCTGCAAAGGAAGTGACAAGGATGCGGGCTATTAGGATTAGTTAAACTATTCTTAATCATATTGAACTCCTTGAAAGTTGGTTTTCCCAGAGGGGCAACACGC